TGTTCTCGGAATTGCTGCGTGACTACTTTCAGAATCGCAAGTTAGATCTTGCACCTTACCTAGGCTCGGCAGATTCAGGTGCGTTCCTCGTGAGCGCCAACCCACAGACGCTTAGCCTACTCAAAATACTTCTCGACAAAGGACAATCTAATGAGTAGCCCTATACCACTTGACCTGCAATCTAAGATTGCAACATGGCGGCTTCGTGCCGCCGAAGGCACGCTCACGCTCGACGAGATGAAAGAGGCTGTTGTGTTCCTGCGCCAAGGTCGCCTGGCGGCCGCCAGCTCCGCAGCTACAGCCAAGCGCAAGAAAGCTATTGCCGAGATTCCCCATGCAGATGATATGCTTGGTGAGCTTGAAGATCTGTAACCGGCTCGCTGTTTCCTGTTGGCTTGGCGGCTGCCAACTGCTCCTCCCTAAAAACCGCTTTTGACTTTTCCAGCTTCTTTAACCGAGATAGGAGTTAGCATGAAGATCTATATTCATTGTAATTATTCTGAGTACAATAAGACGTTTGAATTCAGCGCCAGTAGTGTTGACGGAACTAAGTACGGCAACGCTTTCCTCGTCGAGGAATGTGAGTTAGAGTTTACCGAGCCTACCTATGCTGTATTGTCTACACTTGAAATCCAGCGCCTTCGTCTTAAGAAAGCTAACCTCAACCTCATGGCCGCCGAAGCTGCTACCAAGATCGAGGAAAGCATCCAGTCGCTCCTTTGCATCGAGAACAAAGCATGACGCCTTTTCCAACTACGCTCGACAGCACGCTGATGGCAGCTTTCAAATCCTGTCCACAGAAAGCTAATCTCGAATTCATTCAGCACTGGAAGCTACGTGATCAGTCTGTGCATCTTCACGCTGGAGCGGCCTATGCCTCTGGCATGGAAGCCGCGCGTAGCGCATACTACATTGATCAGCATTCGGCTGAAGACAGCGTAGCTATCGGATTGCAGGCTCTTCTGACTGCCTATGGTAACTTCGAGTGCCCGCCTGATTCACCTAAGTCTGCTGAGCGTATGGCGGGTGCTCTCGAGTTCTACTTCTCGCGCTATCGCCTCGGTGAGGATTCTGCTGTACCGATGACTCTCCCTGGCGGCAAGCGTGGCATTGAGTTCTCCTTTCTCGAGCCACTAGACATAGCGCATCCAGAAACAGGCGATCCTATCCTCTACTCAGGTCGTATGGATATGATGTGCGACTTTGAAGGTATGAAGCTAGGCGAGGATGATAAAACTGCTTCACAACTCGGTGCATCTTGGCCGCGACAGTGGGATCTACGCAGTCAATTCACTGGCTATGTTTGGGGTGCTGGTAGGGCTGGAATCAAGCTTGACGGTTTCCTAGTGCGTGGTGTATCTATTCTCAAGACCAAGTACGACACGTTGCAAGCTATAACCTATCGGCCGCAGTGGATGATTGATCGCTGGTATGATCAGCTTATGCGTGATATTAAGCGTATGATTGAGTCGTGGAAATCAGGTTATTATGACTTTAACCTAGACCATGCTTGTGCTGAGTATGGCGGCTGTCCTTTCCGCAGTGTCTGTCAAATGCGTGATCCAACTCCTTTGCTACGGCAGCAGTTTGAACGTCGCCGCTGGGATCCTGTGCAACGTACAGAAACATTATTGGAGGATTAATGCCAGCTAAAGGATGGAGGAAAAGACAAATCATGCGGGTTCCTCAGTATGCGCGTAACTTTGAAGAACATATGAGAGTGTTGCCTGATTTTTTCTATACGCCTGTTTGTGCATACCTGCTTGGTTTATTGATGGGTTATTTGTTGCGGGGATAAAAACATGAGTATCGAAGCCATGAAACAAGCATTGGATGCGCTGGAAACTCACGCTGAAATTGAGGTGATGATTGCGTACCTACTGCTCAAAGTGAAGCAGAAGGATTGGCACGGCGTGGCGGATGCAGCGAACGACATTAGGGTGATGGAAGCAGAGGAGAAGAAGGATGCCTGATACTGAAAATACCTATCTCATGCAAGAAGCGGTTATTGCTGGCGATGTCGTCATTATCGAAACTCAAAAGAGACTCATACGCGAAGCCTACTATGCAATCAATCAACTGTTAGGTATTAAGCCAATGCTAGGGGCGTTTAACTACTCTTTCCCTGATGGCAAAACCGCAGGAACACTAGGCAATTTGTGTGTTGACCTTAAACGAGAAGGATCAATCAATGCCTGATATCACAATGTGCCCAGGTGCGGGGTGCAACAAAAAAGATACTTGCTACCGCCACACGGCTACACCAACAAAGCCGTACCAAGTGCAGGTGCAACAAGCACCGGAGGACTGCACCCACTACTGGCCGATTGATGGGCGGCGCGACGAGGACGATAAGTGGCAACAAAATGTCAGCTAACGGAAGGACTTAGAGCATTATGATAGACTACAGTGAAGGCCTCATTCGCATTATTGCCTTACAAAAAGAAGCACACACAGCTATGTTAGCAAGAGATTGGGCAAAGACTTGTGAGCTTACAGATGAGATTATAATTGCAGCGCGTACTATTCGCATCTTTTGTATGAGTGAACTGGAAAGGCTCCAACATGAAACGCAAGGCAAGCTATTTCATCCAGAATAATTTTGCAGGCGAATCCGAGGTTGATACTTCCTGTGTTTCTAAGCCATCTTCCATTGCATATTTCTGTGGTTCGTGCGGTGAGATCTGGAGTCGTATCATTCTCGGTGAAGACTCCTGGCGAGTTATCCAAGCGCCCTGCGAAAAGCATAAGCCGCTTGGTGTAATAGATTGGTTGCACGTTCCAGGAAGTTTACTCAGCATCTTTGTTTCCAAAACCTACGTTAGCATTAACAACTGGGCGTGTACGATAGAATACTTACCGCCTGAGTTAATTGTAAGAGAGTTCCAGCTTCACTTAACGCATTACGAGAAAGAGGTACAATATGACAACTGACACACGCGCCTTGATGGGGCCTAAGGTTTGCCTCATGGGGCTTGGAGGTACAGGTAAAACCTATGCCTTAGGTACTTTAGTAGATTGGGCAGCCGCCAATGGGTTCGAGGTAGCCGTACTATTTACAGAGAACGGTCTTGAGTCCTTGCTTGGTTACTGGCGTGATAAAAACAAAGAGGTACCGGAGTGTTTGTTCTGGCATCAGCAGACAACGCGGCCGATCTCCCTCAAATCCCTTATAGCTACCGCGGATTCTGTGGGCAAGCTCAGTTACGAAGCTCTCGCTAAGAGCGTAGACGGTAATAGAGGCGGTGAGAACAATGCCTTCTGGAAGATTCTGCAATCGTGTTCTGAGTTTAAAGATGATCGCACTGGCAAATCCTTCGGCGGCATCGACTCCTTCCCCTTGAAGCGTATCTTTGTAATTGACTCGCTTACCGAGCTATCTAACGCCGCCATGAAGATGCAGATTGGTGCGCGTCCTATGGCTAGTCCAGGTGATTATGGTATTGCTCAAAACAACTTGATGAATTTCTTACGCCTTTGCACTCAAGGTATGGAATGCCCCTTTGTTATGACTGCTCATGTAGATCGAGAGACTGATTCTGTAACTCAGTCTACCAAAATCATGATTAAAGCTATTGGTAAGGCCTTAGCAACGGAGATTCCAACACTTTTTTCTGACATTATTTACACTACAAGGGAGGCTGATAAGTTTTGGTGGGACACAGCAGCTTATGGCGTTGATACTAAAACACGTAGCCTGGGCTATCGGAGCAAGATAGAACCAAACTTCTCTCAGGTGTTTGATGTTTGGGCGAAACGGGGGGGCATTAATGCGGATACCCCTAAAACGCATTAGAACGCCCGCCATAACACGAACGCGATTAGCTAATACCAACCCATGCACGAACGCGAAAACGCCCCAAAAGGGCTGTATTTCCCGCGCGTATAATGAGCACCATGCAGCAGAGCATCACGTGAGGGGCAGCACGCTATCTGTCTACTTTTATCAACTCTAGGAGTATCTAGTATGACTTCGCAATTTGATCCAAATGTTTTTCTTGACGCACAGCAGACTGAATCAAACGACAAGCGTCCTCCGCTTCCGACTGAAAACCCTGATGACGAGAACGGTCTCTACACAGCCGTAATCGGTGAGATCAAGACCGATTCTGGTATGATCGGTAAGGGTGATCGTATTGGTCAGCCGTGGCTGTCTATGGTTGTTCCTCTCCGTCTTCAGGTTCCTCCGTCTGTGCAGGGCTTGGGCATTCCCGCAGAGATGACATTGACTGACAGGGCGTTTCTTGATCTTACTCCGCAGGGTGGTATCGACAACTCGAAGGGTAAGAATCGTGCCCAACGTGCCTACCGCGATGCTACCGGAACTAACAAAGCTGGCGAGCCTTTCGCATGGCGTATGTTGCAGGGTAAGGTAGTTAAGGTTCGTGTCGCTCACGAGGTTTACAATGGCAACATCCAAGAACGAGTAAACCAGATCCTTCCCGCGTAGTCTCCCATTAACTTTTTATCCCCCCGAGAGTGCCATCCCATTCTTGGGGGGACTTTTTTAGGAGTGCTACATTATGCGTCTCATTGAAAAATCAGCAATCGTTATACTTTCTGACAGACAACGCCGCACTTTTGCCGCCGATCAGCTACACGAGCTGGGCGAGTCAATTCGTGAGCGAGGTTTATTTCATCCTATCATTCTCCGTATTATAGGAGAAGACTATGTGTTAGTATCGGGTGAACGTCGTCTACGCGCTATGATAGACATATATGACTTGGGTGGTAGCTTTCGCCATGACGGTCAAGATGTACGTTCTGACTTTATTCCCTATACACTTCTTGAAGATCTCGATGAACTTGGAGTTGAAGAGGCTGAACTAGAGGAGAACATTCGTCGTGCAGATCTTACCTGGCAAGAACGAGCAGCTGCTCATGCTAGACTTAACGCCCTTCGAACAAAGCAAGCCGCTCAACGTGGGGAAGCTCCACCTACTGTCGCTGACATTGCCCTCGAAGTTAGAGGCTCAAGAGAAGGCGTTAACCAAGAGTCTACAAGGCGCGAAATTATTGTCGCCAAACACTTGGATAATCCAGCAGTCAAAGCTGCCAAATCAGTTGATGAAGCTTTCAAAATCCTCAAAAAGGAAGAAAGCCACGCAAAATCAAGAGCACTGGGAGAACAGGTTGGACGCACCTTTACCGCCGACCTTCACAAGATATTGAATGAGGACTCACTTCAATGGATGTGCAACGCGTCTGCAGAACAGTTCGATGTAATCCTCACCGATCCTCCGTACGGCATGGGAGCAGACGAGTTCGGAGACTCGGGCGGGCTTGCTGCCGGCGCTCATGGCTACAAGGATGACGCAGAACACTTCCATAAGATACTAACTACACTAGCACCAGAATCTTATCGCCTGGCTAAGGCAGAAGCTCATCTCTATATGTTCTGTGACATTGAATGGTTTCCAGATATTAAGTCTGCGCTTGCAGTCGCCGGCTGGTGGGTATTCAGGACGCCATTGATCTGGCACAAACCTTCCGGT